GATAAATGCGCCGGTTGCCTCGATTGTCCAAACGGTGGGTGGGGCAGTTCAGTTCCAGTTGGTGGCTGACACCACACAACAAGCGTGGTCAGCCTCTGCCAATGCTTACGTCCTCCCGGCAGGGCAAACCTCGATCAGCGCGACAGCACAGGCTCTGATCGGTGGTTCTGGATCGAACGTCCTGGCGAATACGGTCATCCAGTTCGGGACGGCGGTTCCGGGAATCGATAACGTCACCAACCCGGCGCCGATCACAAACGGTGTCAACGCCGAGAGCGACGCCGCCTTCCGCGCCCGTTTCGTGCTGTTCCTCACAACCCTTGCCAAGGCGACCAAGGCAGCCATCCTGGCGGCAGCGCAGAGCGTGCAGCAAGGCTTGCTGATAAACCTGTTGGAGAATGAGGAGCCGAACGGCGACACCCTCCTGGGCAGCTTCACAGTCGTGGCTGACGATGGTTCTGGCAACCCGCCGACCTCGCTCCTCAATGAGATCTACGCCGCCGTTGACGCCGTGCGCGCATTCTCGGTCCAGCCTTTCGTGGTGGGACCAGCTTCCCTGAACGTGGTCATCTCTATCACGGTGCGCATCTCCACAGGAGCCGCGGTTGCAGTGGTGATTACAGCAGTCCAGAACGCGATTGCCGCCTATGTAAACGCCCTTGGACCAGGATCTGTTCTCTATATCTCTCAGGTGGAAGGAATCGCGCTTGCAGTTACCAGTGTGGTCTCAGTGGCTCCTGGCACAGCTTTTAATGGTCAGCAAGCCGACTTGACACCGACCCCACTCCAAGAGCCGAGAACAACCGTAGCTAACATATCAGTCGGAACATACTGATGTCGGAAACACAAATCCCCTTCATCAGTGGGCCTGCTTTTGCTCAGAGGATCGCTCGCCTCTTTCCGCAAAAGTGGGCAAGCGACGATGCCGTCCAGGGCGGCAATATATACGCCCTGTTCCTGTCTGCCGGGCAGGAACTGAGCGCGCTCCTTCAAGAGGTGCAATATGCAGCGCTAGCCCAGCGCATGCAGACTGAAACAAGCCCCGAGCTTGATCTCGCCTCTCAGGATTTCTTTGGAACCGCTCTGCCGCGCCCGTCAGGTATGAGCGATGCCAACTTCGATGCGCTGATTGTTTCCAACCTTTTCAAGACAGCAGCAACGCGGCAGGCGATCTCCAATGCGGTCGAAGCACTCACGGGCGTTGCTCCACGGATGCTTGAACCGTGGAACGTGCTGGATACTGGCTCTTGGGGTAACGCCAGCTATTGGAATGTGGACTCAGTGGCTAATCCCGCTCGCTGGGGCAACGGGAGCCTGAGATACCAAGGTTTCGTGGAAACAGCCCCCGTGGCTATACCGATCTTCGGAGCTAACATCCCCATCCTTGGGTGGGGTGACGGAGCATACTGGAACGTTCCCGGATACTTCTTCGGCATCATCGGGAACAACTCAGCGCTCTCGGTCTATGATGTGATCAATGCCATCCGTGCGTATGGCACGATCGTATGGGTCAAGTTCGTAGCTCAGCCGACACAGGGAGGTGTCACGCCAGCGGCTCCTGGTCAGGTCGGAAGCCTCACGGTCGTTCCATCCGGCGGAACCAGCCTCATCGTATCCTGGTCAGCTCCTGCCACTGGAACGCCACCGTTCAATTACACTGTGCTGATCTCTACAGCGGCTGGTGGTCCATTCACCGCCGCCGCAACCACTCAAGGAAACACGACGCAAATCACAAACTTGCAGCCGAATGTCCAGTATTTCGTAGCTATCCAGACAGTCAATACGCTTGGAACGTCTCAAACTGGACCAGTCTCTGCAAAGACGACGATCGTTCCTCCAGGACCGGCCCTCAATCTCACAGCAACTCAGGTGCAGGCAACAGCCGTCACCCTCATGTGGGATCAACCGTCCATCGGAACGCCACCATTCTCCTACGTCATCAACTATCGCGTGCTCGGCACCACAACTTGGCAGACATTCACTGTCAGCCCTGGTGCTGTCGCGGTAACCGTCATCGGGCTTCTACCTTCGACAACATACGAGTTCGAGGTGCTGTCCACTAATTAGCCTGGAGGGAATATGGCTCCCACACCTCCGACAGGACTTGTGGTCACATTTCCGTCTGCAACAAGAGCAGTTCTCACGTGGAAGGCAAGCGTTGCTTCGAAGGGGGCATTCGTTCTCTATAGGGTTCTTTATGCCATCGCCAGCACTAAGACTTGGGCATTAGGTCCTCTGACGACGGGGCTTTCAGCGCCGCTTACCGGACTCCACCCGAAGACGAAATACGACTTCATTGTTGAGGCAAGCGACGTAATGGGAACGAGCGTCTCTGCCATCATACAAGTTACGACTCCGGCAGCCGGAACGCCGCCCGGATCAGTGCAGAACCTGACGCTATCGAACGTAGCCGCCTCAGGACTGACTATATCTTGGAACCCGCCATCCTCTGGCGATACACCGTTCACATATCAAGTTCAGATGTTGGCTCCAGGAGCCTCATCATATGCGAACGTAAACCTCGCGACGAACCAGACCAGCGAGAATATCTCCGGACTCTCTCCGTTTTCAACCTATAGCTTTCGTGTAGTCACGAGCAACGCCACCGGCAACAATACGTCCGGATCGGTTTCGACAACGACGCTAGCGCTGATCCCAAGTTCTCCAGGCGTTCCAACGGTAACTGGAAGCGCAGGGCAAACCACAGTAGCTCTCTCGTGGCCGGCGTCAGCTACTGGATCGCAGCCTATTACCTATCAGGTGTTCCTGGCTACCCCATCTGGCAGCGGAAATTTCACTGGAGGCCCCACCACAACATCGTTGTCAACCACAGTCACAGGCTTGCAGCCAGCCACCAGCTATGATTTCGAGATCGTGGCTTCTAATAGTGCAGGTTCCAGTCAGCCATCAGGGCTCTTGAGTAATGTGGTAACCTCAGGAGTATCGGTTGCTCCCTCAACACCCACCAATCTGACAGCAGGAACGCCAGGACCGACCAGCATACCATTCACGTGGTCTCAATCAGCCACCGGGACACCTCCGGTATCCTATGTGCTGCAATATAGGGTCACGCCGACGACGCTTGTCACTCCGAACGGGGTCACAGGGCTAACGTCGGGAACTCCCACCACCACGACGATACCTCTGACATGGACCGCCCCGAGTGTTGGCACTCTGCCGATCTCATATAACATCATGCAGTCGCCTCATGGTGCAAACTCGTTCTCGCTTGTCGGCAACTCCTCGGTGGCGAACTTCACGGTCACCGGCTTAACGCCGGCAACGCAATATGACTTCGAGATAGTGCCGACAAATCAGGTTGGAACTGGACCAGCATCAGCAATAGCGACAGCTACAACGGCATCTGCCGCTACAGTCCCAGGGACTCCGGCAGCCATATCGGCAGGATCGCCAACATCATCGAGCGTCACGGTCACATGGGCACAGCCTGCTTCTGGTGGGGTTGTTCAGGGGTATCAAGTTCTATTCAAGCTAACAACGGCATCATCATATACGAACTTCATCACCGTTCCCGTGTGCACTCCTGGTAATGGGTCAATTATCCAAAACGGAACATGGACCATTAGCACGGGTGGAGTAATCCAAGTAAACGGTGTGCCGGCGGTCGGTGTGCCGGCAAATGTAGTCCAGCTGACGTTCATTAATGGGCTATTCTGGCAAGAGAACGCCTCAGGCAACTGGTATTCAGAAGCCGGAAACACAGGCAACTGGGCAGGCCCGACAACAACGCCGCCATGGTCTATGACGGTTACCGGGCTTTCTTCCTCAACCGCATACGATTTCGAGGTCGCAGCCGTAAACAACGTTGGTGTCGGCGCTCCGACAGCCCCAGCAGTAGTAACTACAACATCATCCACGATACTGACAGATGGCGTTGCTCTGACGCAGGACCAAGTAAATGCGATCGCATCTGCGATCGAGACGCAACAATCGGCCGAAGTTCCTGGCGGCGAAACTTTCGGTCACGCTCCATATCCTCAGAACTTCCTCATTGGTGACACGATCATTGCCACGGCGGCTGGGGTCCAGATGACGGGTAATGTTGGTTCTCTGGTCGATAAAGACAACAATACATGGACTCTGGTTGCGGGAACAACGGCTGACAGCAACCCTCCCGCATGGTGGTGGGGAGGGATAGCACTCAATGGAGTCCTGCAATGGGGCGGATATAACATTGCTATAAGACTTCTCAATGACGGAACCGTATGGGTGGAAGAGGCGAAGCAAGGAGGCTGGTGGAGTCTAACAGCATTCAATGAGG